GTTTACATCAGTTACTTGAACACTATTTACTTTACCATAAACAGAATCATCATAGTCTTTGCGCATACCTAGTGACCCAGAACTTGGTATATGTGCTCTTGAGCCCATTACTTATCCCCGCCTTTTCTATTTTTAGTATGTTTAGCTCTTGACATTATGTCTGCCCAGTTAAAACTCTTCTGTTGATCACCAAAATGATTAAAAACAGGCTCACTATCTTGCCCTAACAAACCAGACCAAGCCCTAACCTGGTTTAAGTTAATAGCTGTTGCTACATTATTATTCCACGCAATACTGTGAGAACAGCTTACTATGTTTGCATAGTAATTTCTATATCTCCAGTATAAAGGTCTATTTACCATTAATCCAAACTTAGGAATAGTTTCTAAACTTATGTTTCTAGCTTCAGAATTTATCTGCTTTAGCTTAAGAGAGGATAAAAGTAGCCCTCCCTCATATGTACTTACAAAGTCTTCGACTGCACCGTCCATTAGTCTGAAGCCTAACGTAGGTATCAAGCTCTTGTCAACCGCGTATACAAATTGTTGAGCGGAGTCAACGTCCCCCTCTTTTAACAAATAAATATTATGTGGCTTAACTCTATAAACCGTTAAAAGACCTTTATCAGAATTAGTATTACTAAAGCTAAGCTGCTCATCAAATCCCACTACAAAATGCTCACGATATTTAAATTCCGGAGGATTCATGAAGTCAATAAGATCTTGGTCATCAGTATTAAGTTCTAAAACAAGCTGCGTTAAATCTTCAGCATCGGAATAACCACCAGAATACTTCTGCGCAAATACGTTTTCATAAGTTTCAATTTTTTCATAAGGCGTAAGATCAGAATTATTAGAGTCACCAGACCTCGTCAAACCAGGTTTAAAAAATTCAGACGGGTCATGGTCGTACAAAGGATGTTCAAAAACAAAATCACCTTTTGGAGTAGCATAAAATCGCCACTCTATAGCTTGAGCCATATCGTACAACATCGAAAGCCTGTCTTTAAACACTGAATGAAAGTTGCCTACGCCACCGAAACCTCTACTCAAAATACCCTCTTCATCAAACGAGGATAGCCTAGCAGGGGATAAGTAGAATACTCTTCCATGCCCTACTGGATAATTTTTAAGATCCTTTCCTATAACATCAACTATTTGTTCAGTATTAAAATTTGACGCCTTAGCTAATGCAGAGTTGTTCAAGTTATCTGGGTTTGACCACGCAACTTGAGTCTTGACATCTACAGCCGTAGAGCTATACTTCATAGTTTCTAAGTCTGACTCACGAACCCTATGATGCAAGATCTCATTCCATTGCCAAAAATTATCAATCTTAATTGCTCCCAAGCTCAAGTCAAACTCGTCCGGGTCACCATAAACGTAAAACCCAACACCAAAGCGGCTAGAGCTTCTCTTAAAAGGAATATCTCCTGGAGAAGTCATAGCCTGCCAGCCAATTTCTTTTATTTTTCCAAAATTTGATTTAACCGTCTCTTTAAAACCGTTACCTAAATAACCTTTAATCTTAGAATAAATCTCATCATATGAATTAACAACGTCAGCCTGCTTATAAATAGTTTCTTCAATTTGCTCAGCAGATAAACCTAAGTTTGTTAAATACAAAATCAACTGTTCTTCATTAGAAACTTTAATTCCTAAAGGATCTTTACCATCAATCGACGGATCTCCTTCAGCACTAGTATTTGACTTATCGTGAGTGCCCTTATAATACTTAGTATTTAATTCAGAAAAATCTAAACCTGGAAACCTAGAAGCTACTGAAACTTTTGAAGCAGAGTCTGCTCCGAAAAAGTTTAACTCTAGTACTTCAGAAACACGTAATCCAGAAAAAATCTCTTTAGTAAGACGAACACCTATTTGGGAGTCCGGAGCAGAACCAACGTCATTAATAACATCAAATAACTTTTCAATATTAGCATCAACAAGTCCAGTTCTTACTTGAGAAACAGTATACCTGGCAATTTTAGAAACATCCGTACAAGTTATGTTTAGCACTGAGTCAAGATTAGGACCCATGTCTTCTGTCCAAGTATCTACAAACCCCGTAAACATCCAATACCACACTCTTGGGTCAAAAGGATCTCTAAAAGCTACTCTTACTGGGTCATTAAGATTAAAAATACAGTCTCCCTCTTGAAAAGGATAATTGAACAATAAACCCTGCTGCTGCTTAACTACTCTAACTATTTCACTAGCCTCTTTAGGATTCATAAATTGTCTGTTTTCTTCATTAAGAATTTTAGACCTAATAACCTCATCTTTAATAGAATAGTTTAAGTCATCTTCTCCAAGTTCTCCTAGAACAAAGTCCTTAGACCCAAATTCTAGCAAGCTACCGTTGTCTACATCTATTTTAGATCCTATAATAACAGAAGCTATACTTTCAGCATCATCTAGCGAGTTAACAGTTATTCCTTCAGCCTCTAACAAATATCTAACTTCTTCATCTGTTGAAGTAGCTAGCCTAACCTTAAGCTCATTGTACTTTTCAGGACTCAAGTCGCTTAAATAAGTAGCAACTTGTCCAGACAAACTATAAGTAGCATCGGACGACGAATTAAAAGCCTGTCCTGCATAAGGATTGGCGTATTCAAAACCAAATTTAGACGGATTATACGACTTAAGATAATCTGAAGCAGACTTGGCCGCCTTTTCTCCCTCAACGCCGCCCTCTATGGCAGCCTTCCAAGACCCTAAAATAATCATATTTTTATGAGTTAATGTATATTTTTCTCTATAATTAGCTAAAGTAATAGAACACGTACTTGGTGCTCTCTCAAGGCTACCCCCTGATTGATTAACACTAACTGAAATAACATCTCCACTTATATCATATCCGTAAATAAACACTTTAAAAGAAGGAAAAGCAGCTCTATACCTAGAATCTACAGATATTTCATCTATAAGTTTTGAACTGTTAGTATTAACCATAAAAACCTACCTAGTAAAGTTCTGACCCATAGGATTAGTAAACAAAGATCGCATGTTGTTTACTACAGTTGGGTATAAATAGTCCATTGATGGCTTGGAGGCTAAGGCAGTAAACCCAAATGAATAATTAATATTATAAGGATTATTAGCTACCTCAGAAAAATCCAACACTTTGTTAAAATGACCTATTAAAGTTATATAGCTGTTTCCTAATAAGGGGCTAGCGTAAGAAATATAATAATAAACAGGTTGGCCGGTTTTAGGATCAACTACAGGCTCCCTCGTCAAAGAATACAAATTCCAAAACGAAGCTAATTTAGCAGCGCCTGAAACAGCATAGTCAGATCCTTGTAGCATTACCCTTAAATCCTCATTTTCGATTTGAGTTGTACCATCTGAAAGCCTATTAAGCCACTCTATAGGACCCCTGTCTTGTATTTGAGACCTAAAACTACCATAAACTCCATTCATTACAGTAGCCGTTCTTATATTAATATTCCCGGTTTGACCAGAAAAGCTAACATCTAATACATCATTGTTCCTACCAGACCTGTTAGCCCAATGATAAAAAACAGCTCCACTTTGAGTATCTTTTCTAGTTATCCTTTTAGATTGTGTAAAAGCAACTGTATTAGGGTTAACTCTCATGGAGACTCCATGAATTTTTAACCTCTTCCTGTAGGAAGAGGTTAAAAACATTGGTACCCTTAATGATTTATCTTCATACGGATTAAAGGATTTCTCTAATACTTTAGAGAAATCCGAAATTAAATTACTTGATTCTGTTACAGCCATTTTTATCCTTTAGGCATATCAAAAATAGACTCATTAGTAGCTACTTCTGTTTCTACCTCTTTACCTGTTAAAGGATCTACCCCAGGGTGTTTCTCTTCAAATGAACTTATATACTTTTTATCTAGTTCTCTAGCGTTCTCTGCTTCTTTACCAGACTTAGCATAAAACCTAGCCTTACCTATATTTGCTACGTTTTTCTTACTCTGAGCAAAAGGAGGCAGTGCTCTCATAATTCCGCTCTCTTTTCCGTACCCCTTCCCTTTAGTATAATGCAAGAAATGCGTTGCCTTTCCAACTGGGTTTTCAACCTTACCTTGAAGTATATCCCTAGCAAAAGCAAACATATCTTTGCTAACTGATCTACCCAAATTTACTTTAGGATCATCGGAGCCTACAGCTGTACTGTAAGCACGTTTTTTGCCCTGTTTACCAAACCCTTTACCGCTTGTAATAACGTCGCTTAAAGATTTAGATCCTTTAGCGTTCTGAAGTCTATTAATAGCAGTAAAAGCAACACCTGCTAACTCTTTCTTACCCTTTTCAGATTTTAAATAGGAGCTACCTACTTCAGACTCAAGCATAGTAGCCAATACTCTTTCTTCCTCAGTATATCCCTCTTCATCAACTGATTCCCCAAAATGCAAGCCACAACTAGGGCAATCACCAACTATCTCAAAATTTAGATTTCCCTCCTGGTCAACACCGTTACTTACTAATGACAAAGGCTGTTGAGTAAACTCAACAGCTCCCTCAACAGTAGGATACTGATCCATATAGCCGCTAGCAGCAGAAGCATAAGTAGAGGCCGTACCAGGCCCATAACCACCGCCTAACTCAGAGGAAGCCTCTTCTGATAGTGGTACATATGGCTGAGGAGAAGGCAAGTACATTACAGGCTGAGGGCCGCTAGGAGCTGTCCCAATATAACCTGCCATAGGAACTTGCCTTTCAGGCATCTTCCATTTCTCGCCAAACATAGCCTTACCTAAATTAGTAAACGTATCTTTTAAACCGGTAGAAGCCGCAAACCCCTTTACAGCGTTACCCATAATAGCAAAAGAAGACATAGCTCTACTTATATGTTTATCAAAAGACTGATACTTCATCGCATCTTTCATTATTTTTTCATTTTCTTTTCTACCACCTGCTGTAAACATATTCTGGACCAAAGCTGGCAAAGATTTAAAAAATGCAATAGTAACAGCTAAAGAGTCACCTAGTATGCCCAACAAACTTATACCAATGCCGTGCATACCCTTCATCCACTCATTATAATGCAACTGAAAATCAGTAAGCTTCTTCTGTTCAGTTTCTAGGGATTGGGCTACCTGACCTTGAAACTCCGTAACTTTAGCATCCAGTTCTTTAACTCTAGCAAGGTCTCCGGACTCATCAGCTTTGTACATCTCAATAGCTAAACGAGCACCCTTTTTACCCCAACCAGGACCTTGCTCTAAGTAAACTCTAGACCTTTCAATGTCCCCGCCAAACTGCTCAATAACCCGCTTAGTAATCTTAACAACATCTTCCTTAAATTTGTCTTTAGACCCAGAAGATAATTTGAGCATTTCATCAACAAACTTATTCCTAGCAGCAATTCCATTCCCGTATCCAGCATACTCAGCAACAACAACTTCCATTTCAGTAGACATGCCTTGCATACCGCTAGCAATTTGCTGAACTCCCTGACCTACCGCCCTAACAGCTAAGTGTTTCGGTACCCCAATTTCTTTCCATCTCTCAGATAAAGTATAGGTAAGATCTATAATATCAGTAACTTTATAGCCCATGCCTTCTAAAGCATCAGTTGCTTGACCTATATACTCTAAAAACTTTAATGATCCTACTCCGCCAGTACCAGCTCCAGCAGCTAGCATACGAGTTAAGGCAGCTGAAGACTCTGAAATAGATAAACCAAATTTATTAGAAAATTCAATAGCTTTATCAGCCATTGTACCAGAAGCTAACTCAAACAGTTTATCTAAAGCTAATGAATAAGTTACAGCGTTTTCTCCAACCTCACCTAAAGCAGGATTAATATGCGTCAACACAGTTTCAGAAACAGACCTACCAGCTTGAGTAAAAGCATTTTGAATATTTAAAACCTCTTGCTCACCGATACCATAAAACTTCTGCATTCGCTCAGCATAAGCACCTAGCCACTGAGAAGAAGCCTCAACAACTCCCTTCATAGCAGAATCGGCAGAAGCAACTATTACGTTTTTAGCTTTTCCAGCTTGAGCCTCTAATCGCTGTTCTTCAGTTACACCAAAAACCATCGTCATTATACCACCGCCGACAAGACCTGTTTTAGACGTAGGCAATCTAAGCTTAGTCAGAGCCCTTTGAGACAGTTTATGCACTCCGCGCAACTCATTTTTAGCAAAAGAAGTCAAGCCGGTTATAAAAGGAGACGGTTTGGATTTTTCTTTAAATCTTTCACGTACGTTTTTATAAAGCTCTTCAAACTTGTTAGAAACACCCTCAAACGCAGATATAGAATTAGTAAGGTTTGAGCTAACATTATCAAAGCTAACCAATACCTCTGTTGAAAGATCCCTTATTTTAGAAAAATTGTCAAGACCTTTAGATACAGCATCTAATTTATCAGTAGATGCTTTAATGCCTAAAGCATCTACTGCACTCTTAACAGATTGAGAAACCTCTACTATAGAATCATTAAGACTTTTAAAATATTCTGTGTTTGACTCAGAAGTATCAGACAATACTTTTTCAAAATCAGAAAACTGAATTCTAATATTATCTAATGCCTGTAAGTCTATAAACATAGTGGTTAAGCACCCTCTTTAATTTGGGCCATTGCATTTTTAAGGTCTGTTGACGAAATAGTACCAGGGTTTTTTACATACTTTTTATTACCTTTAGCAGATCCACTACTAACAGATGGTTTATAGCTTTCTGATTTTTCAGGTAGATCCGTCTTAGCTGAATGTTTTCTATTCTTGGCTTGAAATTGTTCGTCAGTCTGTTCTCTAAAGGCGCTAAGTTGTTTCTGTAACTGTTTATAGGTTTCAGGGTCGATAACTCCTAGCCCTTTTCCCATCTCTGTTGCGCCTCTAGCCATAGACTCGCCTATATCACGCACAGCCATCCACAAAAAACCCTGATTTTTTTCTAAATATTCAACAGACTCTCCAAGCTGCTTCCACACATTTCCAGGATCTGCTTTTACAGCTAGCATAAGGTTATCAGCAGTCTCTTTCAAAACAGCCAGAGACCCATCTTTAAGAGCATCTCCAAGACCTTCAATGCCTACTAAAATGTCATCTAGGCCAGAAGCTATACCACCCATTTGAGTTGACATAGACTGATCAATAGCAGCGAATAACTTATCAGATCCTTCAGGATCTGTAAGCTTCATTGCATATGCTTGAAAAGTTGCAGGTATACTCTTAAACCCTACAATTAAAGTTCCTAAAATACCTCCAGCTATTTTTAATAAACCTTGTCCAATCTTAGCCATGCTCTTAACAATTTCATACTGAACCTTTTGAAGCTCCGTTAGTTGCTGCCCTTCGGTCTTAAAAGCATTCATAAATTCTTCAACTTTTTTAGGATCTATTCTACCCTCTTTAGTCATTGTTTCAATATCAGGTAGAGAGTCTAAAATCATCTTAGCCTGCTGAGGAGTAAACCCCAACTGAGCTTGAAGGGCGTACCTCTGTTGGTCTTCGTCACCTATGTTTGATACAATATCTTTAGCCCAGCTCATCATAGTCAGCATTAAGTTCTGCTGATCACCTGGCTGACCCTCAATAACTATATCTTGAAGTTTATGCCTAGCTGCTAGACCTTTGAGGCCTTGCTCCTCAAACATCCTCTCACCTAAGCTAATCTCTGCCCACATTGGTAAATTAGCAAAGCCTGATGCCAACCCAGAAGTCACTGTAGCAGCCATAGCTCCTGCTTTAGCCGGGTCTATTCCCATCTTTTTGTATTGTTCTTGAATACCTCTAAGAACCTGAGAAACGTCTTCAGCGTCTATTTGATACTGAACTAAGGCAGCAGAGCCGGAATGAACAGAACTTATAAACTTTTGTATGTTCATACCAGACTGTTGAGCAGCCAAACCAACTTGAATTGTTTTGGACGCCGCAGTATCCAACGAGTAACCGTAGTTTTCTATCATCTGTGTCGCATTTTTCATAGTAGACCCAGATGATAAGTTTAAAAACTTATCCAAAGCTAGTGTAGACGTTAAAGCATTATTTGTTACATCATAAAAGTTTTTGCCGTTTTTAGTTAAAGTGTCGTCTATTTTAATTCCTAAATTAGCAACCTGAGAAACAATACCTTGTATTTCTTTTCTAGGTATGGCCATTTTCTTTTGCGCTTCTTCAGCAAAAGCAGCCATCCACTTTACACCTTTTTTAACCCCAGCTTCAGTAATGCCACCAGCAGCTTCAGCTGCGTTTAGCATTTCACCACGCTCGGCGCCTAAGCGTTGTTCAAACTGTACACCTCCTACAATCATTCCTATAAGTGAACTAAACAAGCCACCTTTTGAAAACATACCAACTAAGTTACCAAGGCCTGCACTCGACGCAATACCCATAAGCGCTTTCTTAGCACCGAAACCCTCAGCCTTAAGTCTATCTTTAATTTTTTCAGCTATCCTACCAAGCCTAGTTTCAGCCTCCTCATCAGCAGCTTCCGCACTACCTAAAGCCTCGTCAGCTTTATTAATAGCTTCTTGGGCCATAGCTTGAGCATTCTTAACTTTCTCTAATACGTCTTTTAGTTGGCCCTCTACAGAGCTTCCAATGCCTGCAGAACCCAAATTAGCACCAGAAACAGCAGCTGTAATTCTTGAAGCAGCTCCTCCCTGTTTAGTACTTTCAGAAACTTTAGAAAAATCTACAGATTCTATCTTTTTAATATTTTTAACTATGCCGCTAGAGGCAGATCTAAGTTTATTAAAACTGTTAGATATAGATTCAACTTTGCCAACTACTCCGTTGGCAAATGAATTAATTGACTGTAAAGTAGTAGAAAGCTTGTTAGCCAAAGCGTCTGTCCTCTCATGTAAGACAGACATTTGCCGGTCAGCAGTTGTAATAGTAGAGCTTAAAGACTGAGATAACGAGTCATACGATGAGCGAAGCTCATCTACGTTTCTCGTTATCTCAGATAAGTCAAAGCTTAATAAATATTGTTCAGCGTCAGCCATTAATCTTCATCCACATAAATTTTAGGCTTACTAGGTTTTCTAGCTGGAACATTGTCATCAATCAGCTCATTAGCAGGATCTTCATCTGGATATTTATCCCTAATCTCAACTAGTGAATGAAGCGCTCTTTTAGTTCCTTCACTATTCCATATATTGTACTTTCGCATCTCCTCAGGATCGTCAAAAACCAGATCATCTTCATCTTGCATAAAAGCGTCCAATTCCTCAGGAGTCATATGCTTAACCTCTCCAGCCTCTTCTGCAGCTTCGTACTCATCTTGATGATACAAAGCTTCGTTCCTCTCTAATACCTCCTTAATCATTTCTTCTCTACCGACATACATAGTTAAAGGTAAAATCTCATGGTCTTCTGGTTTTCTATAGCGAACTATAGGGTCGCCCATTGCATCTACTCCTACTTGCTCCTCTATAGGAAAAAGATTTAAGCCCAACATATGAATAAAACTCTTTCTTACCAAGTCTCCTATAGCCGTGTACTCTTTATATTTTGTTTCCTCTCTATTATAAAGACTTTCTAATTCAAAAAGCCACTGAGTGGCATTCATCTCTTTTACGCTAGGATCAGATATTAAAATATCTTTTCTAGACAAAACCTCAGCTTTAATCCGAATCTCAGCTACTGTATTTCTCCATCCTGGGAAACTTCGATCTAGCTCGTCTTCTTTTCCGTCTCCGAAGTTTCCTCTGACAAGTTTTTTAGTTCACCCTGAGCTTCCCGCCTTCTTTCTTCAAGTTGCCTCCAAGCAGCATGAAGATCATCAATATAATCAGCTGAAAGTTCATTCAAGAACTCCAACATCATGTTTGCATAAAACTCTTTTTCACTTCCGTTACTAAGCTTCATAAGGTCAATAAGCTCATCTTTAGTCCTACTCTCTACAGCTTCTTCAAAAAGCTCTTGAGGGGAAGCTCCGTCTATAGAACGAATTCCTATAGCCAATTGAGCCCTACGAATGTTATAGGCAAGGCCAAGCTCAGTTCCATAAGGTGCTTTATTATAAGCCCATCCTGATTCATGGTCATTTAGAAGACGCATACGGTACGTTCTACCTCGTACTGTAAAATCATCCTCTATAAAATTCGATGATAACTCTGCATGAATATCTCTTAAAATTTGTGCGGCATTAGACATAGCATTTACCTCCTGCTACTCACCAAAAAACGTTGTTTAATTGGGTTATGTTTTTATTACTCCCACCGCAGCGGGGTTACCATATAATATACTCGGAAAGACTAAATATTAACCAAATACGTTTTTAACAATACCGTCAACGGTTTCTTCAATTCGAGACTTTATTTCACCAACTTTGTACTTTCGTACATAAGTTAAAGTCGCATTAGCTCTAGTGATCCTATCACCTTGAGCTGAATGCGCTCTCCCAAGCGAATTAAACCAGCACCCTGTATAAGTGTACATCTCGATAGATCCGTCAGGATTGTCCCACCTTTCATTTATAGAAAATGGATTATTTTGATCAGTTAACATAACTATATCAAAATTTGGCCCCCAACAATTCTCCATTTTCTTAGTATACAAGTCTATTCTATCAATACCTATAGTTAGACCTGTTAAAGCGCCTGGTGAGTTTTCACAAACTACACCTGGTGCTGCTGCATTAATCTCATAAACATGGTCTACAGGCCTACTCTGCTGAGGATTCCAACCTTGAATATGACCAATAGTTTGTCCTTTTATTCTGATGGACAAAGCATGGTCAGTTCTAGTCAGTGTTTGCGGAGCAGTTGTCCCACGAACAGTACGCGCCTCCGGATCGGTGCGCGTACTGTTTTTACCGAACAAATCATTTACGAAATTAAATTCAGAGGGCAAGATAGCTACTCCTCAATTACTGAATTTTAACCTTGTTAGCATAAACCAACGAAGCGTTAACCTTAGTAATACGGTCGCCCTGCGCAGAGTGCGTTCTACCCAAAGAAGTAAACCAACAACCAGTGTATTGCCATTTTTCAGTAACTGTAGTACCCTCGGCAACGTTAGTGATAGTTTTCCATTTCTCAGTAACCGTAAAAGGTTTAAACTGATCAGTAAGCATCTCTATATAAAAGCCTGGTCCCCAAATAGTTTCCATACGCTCTAAATAAAGGTCGTACCGATTAACCCCGATAGTAAGACCGCCAATATTTCCAGGAACGTTTTCAACCACAGAACCGGAAGTAATACCTTCCCTAGTAGGTCCTATTTGAAATACAGGAGTAACCGTCAAACTCTGTTGAGGATTCCATTCCTGGATGTGACCGATGATGACACCCTCACACTGGATGGTCATAGCATGGTCAGATCTAGTTGAAGTATAAGGTGTTACCATTATTAGCTCTCCTTAACTATTAAGCAGTGAAGAAAGGATTGTCAACGGAGTATTCACCGAAGAATCGCTTAGCCACATACTTAAGATTAAACCAATATTTAAACGTAAACGTTCGAGGATCTGTCGAGTCTTGAGCAACTTGAATGTCAGTAGTGAAGTCAAGCTCCCTAATAGTACCGTCAGAATTACGATACGGACCAATAGAACCTGCATTAATCTGAGCCTTAATAGCCAAAGCAATCCAAGACTTGATGTCCGTAATAAAATCAGAAAGATCGTCAGGAACGATACCTACAACATTTTGCTCCAGAACGGTCTCAATCGACCTTGTAACCGCGTCTTTCTGAGCGCTAGAGCTAGGCTCTTCAAACTGCACAACGCCGCCAGATTCGGTTGTAAGCGGGTCTGTGAGGATAATGTTGCCAGCTCTTAAAGTGTTAACATTAACACCGTTGTCAGCCAGTACATGCCTCTCGGCAGTAAGATATGTAGTAAACGTACTGTCTGTCAAGAAACCAGTTATGTACTTGTTAAGCAAAGCATCAGCAGGACTCGACAAAGAACAGAAAAGCGCCGCATCAGCTGTTGCAATATAGTTACCGTCTAGTGTAACCGTAAGCTCAGAACCGTCTTCAAGAGTAATAGTTCTAGAGCAGTTAGCAGGAGCACAAAGAACCAAACGTCCGCGAGCAGGAGAATTAACGCCAGGCTGCAACGTCTGAGTAGAAGCATAAACAAAAGTGCCGGGAGTATCCGGATCTCCAACTGACGTACTTCTAGGCATACCAAACCAACCACGTCGATATTTCTTCTCGGTAAGAGAAGACATATTAGCAACATGATTCATAAGTTTTGTTTGAGTAGAAGTCATATCTCCAGTTACAGACGACAAACAAACAACATCTGTAATTGTAGAAGAATTCTCACAACCATCTATAGCAGAATTAATTTGAGTCTGAGTAGGTGTACCTGCAACAGCACTGTCATTAACCTGACAAAGAATTAACGAAGAAACTCCGTTCTCAAACGCAATCTCAGCTCCAATTGCAAGCTCGTTAAGAGCGTAATTGTAAACCGTCAAAGGAGAAGTATAATCGTACAGTTGATCCAAATTATAAACACGGGTCGGATTTTCGTAATCAGTAGAAGGCCTAGTATAGTCATAAGTGCAGTAATAAGCAGAACCGAACGAAGGACGAGAACCTGTTCCCAAGTAAGAATAACTAACTACACCTGTTGGGAAAGTCAACGAAGAGAACATATCAGTAATATAAGTATCCGTTGTTGAATAAAGAACGATCTCAGTGTCAGCACCCGTCTCTACAGGAAAGTTAGCAAAGTCTTTAGGGGCGGTAAAAGTCAAGACACCGGCTAATACTGTTGCCACCTGACCATACAAAGGGCCATAACCAGCCGTTATAGCGGCGGCATCAGTAGCTAAATAAGTATTAATTTCCAAAGCAACTTCAGCAGCCGTAGGAGTAGCGTCAGCAGATAAAGTAACTGTAACAGGATCGTTTCCGTTTACAGAAAGCTTAACTTCGTCGTTTGTGCCGGTAACAATGTTAGCCCATCCAGCTTCATTATCACTAGAAACAGTCGCCTGAGCAGATGTACCTGATATAAACCAGTCTACAGTATTACCCGTCTCTTCAAAGTCAGTGTCCTCAATATAATTATACGCCCCAGGAGTAGATCCTACTCTAACAACGTCAGAAAGAGGGTTAGTAGCATCAGCGTTAGACAAAGCGTCTGTCAAAGTGTCAACTGTACCGTAATCAATTGTAAAAGTATCCCCAGAAGCCCAAGAAGTAGCCGCAATAGTAACAATAGAATCGGCTTGAATACCAGCGCCTACAGCCGGTGCCCAGGCTCCTGCACCTGTACTTAGTATACCTGCAGCGTCCAAAGAAGGATCATAAGACAAAATAATCTTAACATCAGAAGCTGAAGTAGTAACCGGAGAAGTCAAAGTAAGCTTATCCCCCGGCGATGTAGCTACAGCAGAATAAGAAGCTCCATAAGTAGAAGACGCCAAAAACGCAGCATTAATTTCGGAAACAGCCGTAGCAATAGGGAGTACTGCATTGTTTGTCAGAGTAATAGTTATAGGATCTTTTCCATCCATAGACACAGTAAACAACTCTCTAGTACTCGTGTCTACCGTAGCAGTTGCATTAGCACTTTGCAAAAAGGCAGCATTAAAACTCCACTGACCTAACGCCAGGGCATTCCCATTTCTGTAAAGAACAGCATTGTTCCTATTCCTATCAGAAGTATTTGTAAGGGTAGCAGTATGAGGAGCAGTACCGGCAACCGTAAGCGTCTCATCAAGGACCTTACCTCTAATAATAGCCTCATCTGTAGTACGCCTTGTTCTAGGAGCAGTGCCCACTAAACACAACACTCTATCCGCACTGACAGACACAGAGCTAGGCTGAATTCTCTCCTGTACATAAACTCCAGGATCTGTATAACTCGATATGTTAAGAGCCATTCGTCTTCTCCTTGTTAAATTAACTTAGATCTAAACACTCCAGCTAGTATTATAACTTAGACTTAGTTGGAAGATTAAAGTAATAAATATTAAACTATTTTTTGTAGTTTATTCCTTGAAAATAGTCACCGTCAGGCGAAGTAATGCTAGAAGAACCCGGATAACCTGGATCAGAACCCCCATACTCAGGATTTATAGTTCTAGGGGCATTATCGACAAAAGCAGGAGCTGTTACTGTTTTATCTATAAAATCTTCGATGAAAATGGGTATACTCCCCCTTATAGCATAAATCTGGTCATACTGCTCCCCACCCTGTCTAGGCTTAGTTATCTCAGTAGACCATAAAAACTGATTCTTTAGTATAATATGAAACCACTCTTCAGGATCTAGATCTCTATCAAAATAGCTTCTTCCAAAGAATTGAAACCTCCTTTTTTCCATATAATATGAAAAAAAGGAAAACACAAGGTCTGACAACTCTGTTCGAGTTGTCAGACTATCTGTAATAACATCAATGTTAATTACCATGTCAGCTGCACTAACGTACCTCCTGCGAGGTACGTTAGTTGTACTCAAATAAGTGTCTGAATCTCCAACAGTAAAGCCCAAAGCTGTCAAAAGTTCTGTAGTTCCGTCAGTAATCTCTATGTATTTTGCTAAAGTATTTGCTGAAGCAGCGCCTCCAGCAGCTATTCTAATAGCACCACTTGAAGTAGAACTCCAAGTGGAAAATAAAGCTTGGCTAGTGTTTACATAGTTACACAACTCGGCGGCAGTGACGTCTGTAGCGTCACTGAACGCCGTTGAAGGAAAAGCGATAGTGCTCGTTAGAGCACTATCTTCTGTACCACCAGGCCAAGTCGTAAATTCAATGTACCACGGATCGTCAGATCCGTGGTCTATGTTAAAATTCTCAGTCTGTGTTCCAACCACAGAGGGAGAATATTGGACTACAGAAACTAAGTTCTGACCGATACCCATAGATTTCTGCTTCACGTTAGCTGAAGTAATAGAAATCATAGGGAATTTGTCAGGAGTGTCTGCATAAGCTAAAATAGTGTTAACAACTGTTTGTAAAGAGTTTTCTCCTGTAGAAGCCCCCAATGCATATTTTTCTATATTAGGAATAGAAGTTATCTTTTCAGTAACATCGGAAGTCTTATAATTAAAATATTGGTCTAGTTCAACTAAAAAAGCAGACTTAGCCGTTTCTACTAGTTGACCGAACCTTGGAGGATCATTAGAATCATAAGGAGAAGTTGCTACGTATTTTCTGTCATCATAATTTTCAGCTACCATTTATTCCTCTTCAGTCTTTAAATACCAATCAACAAAAACTGGGTCACTCTTAAAAACCCTAACAGGAACTTTATCAATTCCAAAGTCAAGAGCTGCTTTCCAACGATGATGCCCATTTAAAATTACATAAGAGTCAACATCTTCATCAAAAGTTATAGAAATTGGAGGTAACTCGTCTGGCCAACCCCTACTCTCCTCAAAATCAAATAATAAAGATTTTATTTGGTCATCATCCTGGTCATGCTCAGTTGGCTCTAGTATATTAGGATCTACATAATCAAAATAAAATGAATCAACAACTTCTGCTATTCTTTTATAATTACTGTTGTTTAAAAAGAATTTCATTAGTTAACCTTTATAAGGAAAAGGAGGATCAGGTAGTTTATCTTTTAATTCAGGTGCCGCATTCAACAAATTATGATAGGTAGTTCCATGATACTGACCATCAACATCACCATCTCCATACACTAATTCATACGCAAAATTAAAATCGCCATAACTAAAATCATCTTGAGATACAATATCAAACCCCTCCCATCCGTAATCAACACCAGCTGAAGCGCCTACAGGGTTAAGATAATAAACCGCTACTATTTTATTCTCTCCAACATCTTCAGAATACCTAAACTGCTGAGTAACTTCCATCAATGCATTCTGAGATATTTCTTTATTCCTAGCAAAATTTCTAACTTCGTCAGTAAAATTAGACAAATTCATAAAATTACCAAAAGGTTCTTCCATATAGCTAAATACTTGATTAATGTGCGACTTAGCATCTTCCCAGTCAACATAATCTCCCTCAAGCATAGAAGAATCCTCTAAAAACTCATAAGCCGCTTCTTCTATCTCTTCATCAAGGGTATCAGAATTAATATTATATAAATCAACAAATTGTTTTAAGCTCTCATATAAAGCAGGCTTAACCATTTCCTCAGCATCATAATCAGTTTTGGGATCAAAACCCTCCATATTCAATTTAACGACTACAGGGTAATCATTAACATAATGATTACCCTGTTCATCTTCCTCAGTTGACCAATTTAGTATTCTACCTACAGCATAGGCAGCGGCAACCTCAAAAGTAGAAGCAGTGTGAAAACCAGGGTATTCTAAAATACCCTGGTAAGTTTCACCCTGCGACATAGGAGGGTTAGCTAAAAACGGCATAGAAGTTTTATTCAAAACTTCTGCTATTCTTTTATAATTACTGTTGTCTAAAAAGAATTTCATGTCTATTTACCAAATTAAACTGTAATAACCAACTTCGTCGGCAACCCTCAGCGTAAACGTTTGAATTGTAATTTGATAACCACTAGGATCGCTCATCTGCCAATCCGTCATAACGTACTTACGATCCCCTGCTAAAGCTCCGTCCAAAAACCTAAAAGCTACAGACGGCCCCTCTAACAACTCATCCTGCGTATTCTCTGTATAATTAACGCTGTCAAATGAAGATAAACCAACCGTCCAAAAATTCATTGTATAATTAGGCAAATCTCCGTATTCACTCTTTATATAATTCTGCCTTGGCTTACTATTTGTTACATAAATCCAAGGTCCATATACATACTTACCATCAACTTGATCGTTTAAAGCAATAGTAGAAAATCTAGCCCTAATTATTTCAAATAAAGGAGATAAAATAGAAGTGCTAGTTCTCGTTAGCGTGGCCTTAAACCTAATTGTTCCAGATGAAGGATTTGCCGTAGGCAAATCCGCTATGTCTTCCCAAGTAGATCCTGAGTCAACAGAGTATTCAACAGTTATAGAAGAGTCTCCAGCAATCCTTATAAAAGAACTAACATCATATTCCCACTCAGACCCAAAAACAGTCCTAGAAAAAGACTTGTCTCCAGATTCAATAGTCCCAGTTGTCGCAGTACTCGTTAACTGAACTTTTGAAGATTTAAAAGTATTCGTTACTTCAACGTCAGTTAAAGTAACGTCAGAATCTGTTGCAGACATCCACAAAGTTTCGTATCCAAACTTTGTGTATCCAGGAACTAAGCCAACGCCGTGACAGGAAGAGCACTTCCTGTCAGCGGCTTTATGATGCTCACTATAACAAGAACACTGCTCTCCCGAGTCAACGCCTATCCACAACTCTGTTCTAAGACCGCTCCCTATTACTTTATCAAGTAATAGAGCCCTGTTCTTCTCATATTTCTGAAGCTCAAATATATGCTGATAAATAGACCTACCCCAATAGCCAGGAGACATATTCCCTAAGCCTTTACAACCTCCCCTATTCTCCATTATCTCTTTTATGCCCATTGTGCTTGCCTTTAATAAATATTTAAAGCTTTCCCTCCAGTAAAGCTTCAAATAATTCGTCTATTGTTCTCTTCTCGTTGGTATCCTGTAAAAGCTTTAAAAACGTATTCAATGATTGAGGATCTAACAGATTTGCAAGGCGACGGTTATCCTCGCCTTGAGGATCTGTTAGATCCGGTTTTAGATCTTTCATTATCTATTTCCACCAGCAATAGACCCTCTAAAAATTGAGCCCGAGGGTGCCGAACTGAGCATGTGATACCATGAAAGTCCGATACCTAGCTGCGCTCCTAGAGTACCACTTCTTACATATTGTAGTTTAAACTCGCGTACGTGTCTGTCAAGCTCCATCGCTAAAGAATCTCTTAAAGCTTTTAAAGGAACATAATGTGTCTGAACAAGAGATTCCCCTTGAGATGCAAACGATTGAACGTCAGTATCCACCGCCCACAAAATTTGAGAGTCTAAACCAAACACTAAAGCAGATCTACAAAGTATTTCCCACGCCGTATCAATTGGAAAAGCTTCTAAGCTAGACCACATAGGGTACGGTTGTACTTCGTTGATCCTAGCTAGACCAGCTTGCAAATATATTGTAAGCTGGGCATCTGTATAACCTAAGTTACAATACTCTGCCGGATTAACTATTTTAACAGTTTTATCAATTAATAATCTAAATCTTGGAAGCAACGATAAAACCTTCGGAGATACTATGTCACAGACTTGAGTTTTGTAAATATCCTCTGAAGAGGAATTTTTTCTAAGGTGCCAGTTTGCTAACAACACTCCCGAAGAGTCCGTTTCGTTATCTTCGGTACCAAACGTTATTTGGTACCGACCAGTTGAAGGGTTACTTATCCTGCGATTGTCAGGATAAGTAATTGGCCAATAAGTTTCACTGTATATAACAGTACCAGCAGCATTAGTAATTTCTAAGTCTAGCTCACCCGATCCAGAACCGTCAGCGAGTATAGTTTCATCTATATTTTGCGGATTTCCATTTTCATCTTGAAAAGTTATACTAATAACAGCTTTTGAATTTGTACGAATTAATGTAGTACTATCAAGAACTGACGTCGGCGGTTCTCCAGGAGTTATTAACATTTCTTATTCCTCTTCTGTTATAAAACCTATACTAAAGACAAACACAAGTAAATACCTATTATGCACCAAAAATAGCTATAGAAACATTAGCATCCAAAGAATCAGCTTGTGCTGAAATAGACGTAACTGAGGCTCCACTAATAAGAATAAAGCCATCAGCATCCAAATTAATGGTTGCTGTAGGGACTAGCGTAAGAGTAATTGCCTGATCCGAGCCTACGTATACTAAAGTAGCCTCAGAAATTGTCCCCATAGAAATACTTGTAGGAGCACTTGTAGGAACGCTATAATAAGTTATCATACTTTCATCAAAAGTAATAGAGGGACCTGAAGTTGAGCTAGGACTAACTGTTGGGCTACCTAAAGCTATGCTCGCACTAGGGCCTGATCCAGTTACATACGCCGTTATTGTTCCGCTCATAGTTGCAGTACTTGACATTATTCTTTCTCCTATTTAAGTGTTAAATTTAATCCCTAGCTTCTTGCAAGCCGAAGCTCAACCCTACGGATAGAGCACCTCCAGCAAGAAGCCCCAACGCGAGATACAAAGCAGGACTCCTGTACCAGGAGTCCTTTTTCTCCAATGCTTTTCGAAGAGCACTAGTTTCCCGGATTCTGAGGTCCTCAGAATCCTGAAAGTTTTTCTGCCAGACTTCGGAAAGTCTGGCCTGTACCTCCAATTCTTGTTTTGTAATATCCAACAATAAATCTTGTTTTTCTATTTTCAATTCAAGTTGAGGCACAAGCTCGTTCTTCATCTTTTTATATTCTTCAAGGTCCTGCAACATTCTCGTCGCAGTCTCTTCATCAAACCACAATCCAACTTTACCATTATGCTCTACAACTTCAGTTGATAAAGCATTAAACGGAACCAATAACACTAAAAGTGTTAAAAATAAAACAAACCCCTTTTTCAAACTAATACCCCAAATCTTTAAACCTATCAGCTTTTTGCTGAAGAGTTAATTTATTTATTTCCGCCTTGCGTTTGGAAATATCCTTTTTAATAGAATCGATTCTATCAGTAATAGAATCGATTTCTTCCTGTACACTATCTTCACTGAGCTGAAGTACTTCTAGTTTAGCCTCTAATTTATCAATCTCTTTTTGGTTCTTAGAAAGCTCAATTTTCTTTTTAGTAATTGCAAGAAGTAGTTTATCTTCAATTCCCCAATAAAGACAAAGAATCAATGAAATAATACCAAGCGTTGCGGTAATCCATTTCCAATTCTTTTTAATAAAGATCCAAGCTTTATTCAACTTCTTCATCGGATACACTCTCAGTTACTATCTTTTTAGCAAGCTTAGCTTTAGAAGCTAAGCTTACAGTTACAACTTTATACAAGAACAGGCTCAAGCATCCTAATCCACCTCCGACTAGAATACTTGATTTCCAAGATTCCTCAGGAAGCAAAAAACCTCCTGCAACACCTAAAATCAATGGCAAAAAATGTATAAGTCTTTTACCAGTTAAGGTCTTGAAAAACGGAATACGTTTTTTAAGACCTTGTGTTATAAAAGCCACTACAATAGGAAGACCCACATAGGGTCCATAGTTAGTAAAAATATCAATAATCTCTTGCATAAACAATCCTCCTTTAATACTAATTAAACGTTTGTTCCTACAGTTTCACTTACAAAGGTTACTAATAGCTCTAAGTCATTAGCAGTACTGTTTACAAACTCAACAACTACAGGATAACCTCCAGTATGATGAGTTGAGGGAGAACTCGGTGAATTTCCAGGATGTGTTGAAGCATCTTCAAAAATCAATTCAGCAACATCTCCATGAAAAGTCCAAGTACCAGCAGCATCGTCAACGACCCACGTATCAACAATCTCAAAAGTATTCGTAGCAGACGACGAAACTACAAACGTTCCGTTGTAGTTTGTCGATCCTGTAATAGTCACGGTGTCTCCATCGGAGAGACCGTGACCTGCTGAAGTAACGATGACGTGGGTGGCATCACCAGCGTCAGCGTATTGTGTAATTGCTCCAGTAACTACAGTCATTGAAGCAGCTGCGCCCTGAGACTGCCCACCTATATGAGTAGACGCAGAAGCAAATGGAGTACCATTCCATCTTCCACCCAAAAAAACTTGATACGTAAGATCATCTACTAAAACAGGTTGAGTTGACTTAACAGAAATAGAAACATTCCTGAAAGGCATACTTGAGGGAGCATCCCAGAGTCTTTCAGTGGCTGCAGCAGCTATAGAAAGAGTTTTTGTAATTTGTCTATATTGACCCATATCTTACTCCTTTAAAAAGTTAGATCTATCCCGTTATCTTATTTTATCAGATTTATATTAGGAAAGTTAAATTTGAAGAATTAAGTTCTAGAGATCGTCTTCTTCTTCATCTAGCAGAGATTCAAGCATTTTGTTAGCAAAGTTTTTAACACTCTTGTAAACGCCTTTAGAAGAAATATATTCCCAGTCTTCAACGGAAAGTTCTTTTTCGAGCATTTCAAGCTCTTCCACAAAGTCTCCAGCCTTAATTCGCATAGGACCTTGATCTTTGCCAGCCTTAACGCAGAGACCAACAACCGTAGGATTAATCTCAGGAGCTTTCTCAGCCTCTTCCATAGCCTCTTCCAGTTCCTGGTTGGCTTTTCGCTGAAGACGCTCAGAGGGCATCTGTTGCTTGTTCTGGAGCCTGCTCTTCAAGTTAAGAGCTTTTCCGATTTCCTCATCAATAGTTGTGCTATTTCGCTCAGACAGACGATCATAATATTCCATATATTCGTCTTCAGTAAGAGGTCTAAGAGCTTGAGGAGAGCGAGTCACGAGTTTTCTAAAGTCGGGACTCGTTTTAATAATTTCAACAGGAACATCCATAGTAAGGTTATAAGGACGCCTCGTTTTAGGAATAACTACGTGGTACTCTTCACCAGACATGCCTTTAAAAGACATAGAAATCTGAGAGTTGAGCATGTTCTGTACGAACACCTCTTCATTCTCTTGAAAATATTTAGAAAAGTTTACAATAAGTTTGCTTCGTCGACTCTCTTGTTGTTTCGGAATTGCCATATCATCATCTCCAACTTCTCCCTTTAATTGTAGAATAAAGGGGTCGCGACAGAACACTTTGGCTCTGCCATTTTTAATTAGTATACGCGATTTAGCTGGATTTGTGTAAGATAAAAACTTATTGTTAGAATCTAATACAGGAATATTATTATCTTTACCCATATTACCAGCCTTCGCTGACCTCCTGCTTATTATTAAGCAAGGTTTACCTCTTTTTAGAAAATAAAGGGCAACGGCCAGGGAAAGGAGGGGGAAACCTGGCCGTGCCCTAAAACCTAACTACTACTTAGAACCCTTAGCAGCGGCACGAGCGTTCGGAGCACCGAAACCTACCATCTCTACGAAGGCCCAACCCTTGCGAGTCTCACCAAGCGCATATTTGTTGTAAGGTTCGGAGAACAGAGAAATACGCTCACCCATCTCACCGAGGTAATCAGGGCCAGTACACGCATAAAACGTTCCAGCAGGAATAACTTCCTCAACACCAGTACCAGCAGCGGTAAGGATCTGAGCATTCAACAGGTTACCGATGTAACCAGCCAAGAGCAGCTCACGCTCGGTGACAGGGTCAACGGCGGTAGACATGTTCTTGATGATGTCAGACAGCTCAGCACGATTGATCAGGAAGTGTTCAACCAACAGCCTGTGTTGCTCAACCTGGAAGCGAACGTCCTCGAAAGCACCTACGCCCAGCGAAGCAAAAGTAGTTGTGGTGTTAACAGCGGTAGAAAGTCGATCCAACAAGTCGATAGCAAGCTTGTCTTCCTGAAGTTCGATTTCCTGACGAGCAGTATCCTGCGCACGCTCAAGGACGTCAAAGTTCATTTGATAAATGTCCATGATGTCGATAGCCGGAAAAGACGTAATCTTTTGCTCATTCGGCGTGATCCATTTGGTTTTGATCTTGGCTTCAGGCGTTTGACCGTCTTGACCAATGATGTAAGCAACCGAACGGATGTCTTTCGGGATACGGAACAGCTCGGCCTGGCCCAGCTGGCGCACACGATAGATCTTACGAGCAAAGCCCTCGTAATCGAGGATAGCTTTAATCGGAAGAGCCAGTTCTTGACCCACCACACGAAGTCCTTGCTCCGAAGGATCTTTCAGGGCAGCAGCCAAGATCTCACGACGTTGGTCCAAAGAGTACTGAGCAGATTCGGCATTCGCGAATGTCAAACGGCCAGCATTTCTCTTGGTAATGTCGTTCAACAGGTGAGAAACCTGAACAAGCGCATCACGCTTGTCAACAGCGTTAATCTCGCCATGGTTGTCGAACATACGACGAGACGTATCGGACGCAGTCACGTTACGGCTGGAGTCGTAGTCAAAACCTTGTGGGTTAAAAGTTCCATTTCCCTCAAATAGAGACTCGTCTTGCCTGTCAGCCATTTTCGTACGGGGACGAACGGAGAGACGACGAGGTTCTTTAGTTTCCTGAGAGGGAGCTTTCGATGCTAATTTTCTGTAAGGATTACCCATTTTTAGTACCTACCTCTCTAATTAAATAACGGTTTTGATGCCGATAAACGGATCAGCCGGTGTCGGAATCTGCACGCAGTATCCAACAACAGGACCAGAACCGATAGTAGCATCAGTAACCAAACCACGAAGCACTTCAGCTGTAGTACCAGCATGAACTGCGCCGTTGATCGCCCACGTTGCCGCTGGATCAAACATCGTAGTGTAAATAATAGATCCGGCACCATGAGCAACCGTAACCTTATCCGATTGGATAGTTACGTCGTCATCAAAGTTCCAGAAGTTCTTACCGTCGTCAAGCAAGTCCTGAGCCGTAAGAGCGTATTGATAATTAACATACACATACGCACCATCAGTGATAGTACCACCACCGACACGAGTAACAGTACCGTTTGCATAGCTAACAGTATAGTCGCTACCGCCACCCTCAGTGTACACAATACCTGCAGCAGGATCAGTAGCAACACGAACACCAGCTACAGCACCAGCAGCAGTTCTAAGATTGGCATGAGCCAAGCTAGTAGCGGTTGTTCCGTTAAGTTGAATGTACTCACCCACGACCGCGCCGTAGAGCGTAGTGGTTTTATTGTACAAAGCCCAGCCATAGGGGGACCCGGCAGCGCCGAGTGCAGCACCTGTGGTCAAATCAATGTTACCGTTAGCGTCGAGCTGAACAAGCATACCCGCTTGAAAAGTAGCCGTAGACGCAGCAACATAGTCGCCAAACGAATTGATCACTTGGGAGCGCTGGTGGTCGAATCCTCGCTCAATAGTATCAACACGAAAGGCCTCTCGTCTTGGTTCTAGTGCCATTTCACATCTCCTTGTGTTAGGTTATTCTACAACTATACCTTAAACCGCTTAAGAGCGTTACTACGCTTGCTCAAGCGCGTGTTACCCATAGCTGTTCGAATTCCACCAACTAAATTATCATTATAGGTAGAGGTATCAGGTCTACCAGTATTTACTTGAAAATTCCCTTCGACAGCAGCCGTCTTGAGATTTTCTTTATGTTCAGAAGCTTCCCTGGAAGCTTCTTCACTAACTTCAACTTGTTTAATGTTAAGATTGCCTAAATCTGATTCTAAATCAGTAAGATATTCGTCAGATTTCTTCATGAGACCAGCAGTTCTTTCAAGCAATAGGTCTACAAACTCGTCCTGACCAGCAGAGGCAATCATTTCAATAAGCTCACCGGCATCAGCTTGAGGCATTCCAGTGTACTCGTCACCATTAGCAAAAGCTTGCTGATTAGCAAGAACATCCATGGAAGCCGCTTTATAAGGATTCTCGTCATAGTTAAGAAGCATTCTTGTTGAAGCAAGCTTCACGCATTTTACAAACTTCTTAATAAACTTTTCGTTAGCCTCTTTAGCAAGCTTCTTAGCTTTAGCAGCATACAGCCTCTTAAGGTTAGCCTCAACACTTTGGAAATCAACTTCAGCACCTTCCTGAGAAGCATCAGCAGGCGGATCCAAGCTTTCTTGGTGGACAGTGTCTTCTTCTGCAAGAGCACTCTCAGGCTTAGAATCAGGAGCCGGGTCCGTAACGAACTCAGCATCACCCTCGACACCCGCAGTTACGGTGTCATAAGTCTCTTTTGTGTTAAACTCAGCCCCTTCAGGAGAAGCAGAAGACGGCTCTTGAGGAGCATCTTTAACGAGGTCATCTCCCTCTTCAGTAACAGGGTCTGTGGCTTCAGGAGTCATAGCTTCGTCAAACACCGGCTGAACGTCTTCATCAACGCCAGCTTCCAACTTGGTTCCACACTTTGCGGCTGCCACTTTAGGTCCTTCGTAAACAATCCATCCGAAAACCTTGTTAGCAAGCCTTTTAACGGAACCGAGATCTTCTTTATCTTTAGGAGTAGCAATAAAAAGAGGTTTTCCGTCAAAGGAAGCCAAGATGTCTCTGTTTCCAAGAATACGCACTGCAACCTTGGAGGCAGTCTTAACATCCTTAACACCCATTTGAGTAAGAGAAGCTTCTTTCTTATCTTCTTCTTTCTTATCTTCTTCTTTCTTTTCCTCTTTTTTGTCTTCCTCTTTTTTCTCTTCTTCCTTCATCTCAGCAACCCTGTTAAGGACAGCTTCTTTATCAGACTTGTCCTCTTTCATTTCATCTTTTTTATCTTCAGGCTTAGCGTCAAGTTTAGGCTCTTCTTTTTTGTCTTCTTTTTTAGGCTCTTCTTTTTTGTCTTCAAGTTTGTCTTTAAAGTCCGGCATCGAAGGCTCCTTCTTATCAAGTAAGGAGTCCTTTTCAGGCTCCAAATCAAGTTTAGGCGGCTCAAGATCTAATTTATCTTCAACAGGACCTCCTAAAGCTAATCCAGGCTCTGCATCAAGGCCATCCATAGGACCAGGCAAAGGCTCTGGAAGTTCAGGCTTAATCTCAGGTTTAAGATCAGGCTCAGGCTTACCAAGCTCTCCAGAACTCTCCAAAAACTTAGAAACCATCATATAAGCGTCATCGGGATTCTCAGCCATCTTAAGCTCTGCAAGCAGCTTGTCAAAGCCAGGAGGCGCAACCATTGCATGCTTGCGCCCAGCTGCAGACAACAAATCCCTTTTTTGAGCTTTTTTAATTGACCTCTCAGAAGCAGTCAAAGGAGCGTTGCCTTATTCATTAATATTAAGCTCTGTCTCAAACAGTTTAATCCTGTCAAGACTCATATTATGTCCCAGGTCCG